CAATGGAAGAAGAAGATATGATGCTCAGTGCGAGTGGGTATCTAGCAACAGCAGGAGTTAAAATTACATCACTAATGATGGAACTACAAGAGAAGGGGATTATACCTAATGCAGAGCAATGAGATTAACGAGTTAGCAAGTGCGCTGGTAGCGGCTCAGGCCGAGTTCAGTGCAGTACCAAAGGGGTCAACCAACCCATTCTTTAAGAGTAAGTATGCGGCTCTACCTGACGTTGTGCAAAGCGCCAGCCCAGTGTTAGCCAAGCATGGACTAGCGGTGAGCCAACACATCACCACTAACGAGCAGGGTGCTGACATGCTTATCACCTACATACTTCACACATCAGGACAGTTCATCGCCCACGGCATGATACTACACATGGTGAAGGATGACCCGCAAGCCCAGGGGTCGGCGGTGACGTATGCAAGAAGGTACTCATACATGAGTGCACTTGGTCTAGTTGCTGACGATGATGACGATGCCAACAGTGCAACAAAGGCAAAGCAGAGTGCACCTGCCAAGCCAAAAGAACCATCGGCTATGGACGTGATGCGAGATTTACTATCAGCCAAGTTTGAGGCACCAGCCGAACGTAAGACATACGTTGAAGGTTTAGTAGGGCGTGAACTTAAATCATTGAGTGACCTATCCAGTGCTGAAGTAGCAGGCGTGGTTCTAGAACTTTCATGAAACACTGTGGGCATGATTGGCGCATCAACATAAGTGCACAGGCTCCCGTGGTCTTGTGTCATCTATGTGGTGCGTCATTCAAGCCACAGCCACAGCAGTTGCCTTACAGGGGCGTAGTACCGGAGAAGTTTAAGGTAGAAGAATGACAATCATCATTGGTTATACAGATGGAAAGACATACGCCATTGGTGGCGACTCAGGTGCCTTCGAGGACGGCGGTCTATTCCAACTGTCTGGTGAATCAAAGGTATGGAAGTCTGGCGATGCTTTGCTTGGTGGTGCGGGTAGTTTCCGTATCATTGAGTTGGCTCGCAAGTCAGGGCTTAGTGACCCGTACGCACTACGCAACCATCTTGTCGAAGCAAACCCAGGTGGTGAGTGGAGCCTGCTTATAGTAACAAAGAAGGCACTCTACGAAATAGATGATGATTTCTCGGTGATTAAGTTTAAGGAGAACTATGCGTCTATCGGTGCTAGTAATAGCGTTGCTACTGGTGCGATTGCTGTACTCGCTGAGCAAAAGGCAGTGAGTGACGTTGCGGTTCGTGTAGCGTTGAAGATAACGGTTAGACATAGCAACATGGCGATGCCACCGTTTAACGTGATAAAGGTATAGGTAACGATGAGAAAATGGGTATGCCCCAAGTGTCTATTGCTGATTGAAGCAAGAGCAGAGGAAGTATTGCATCGTTGTCCTAGTAACAAGAATAAATACACTCAGTTTGATGAGAGGGAAAACAAACATGAATCAGGAACAAATAGAGATTAACTATTTAAGGGACAGGAACGAGAAACTGACCCTAAGAGTTGAAGAATACATGGACATGGCTCAAGCCTTTCAGGTGAAGGCCATAGCACTGGAGATGGAACTATCCAAACTCCGTCACCCTAGTGGTGGGGGGCAGTTTGATTAGGCCCGTGATTGTAATGGGGACAGTACTTGTGTCGTTGTCTTTGTTTCAATCACCAACTAGCATTGTCGCAAAAGCAGACGAGGTACCGATGGTGCATAACGGTATTAGAGAGTTTGACCCCATCACAGCGTTGCCACCAAGTGTGCAGTTGCAGTTTAAATGTATTGCTTACAGAGAGAGTAGAAACAAACTCGTTGATACCAATGTGGTATCGGGAGCGCAAGGAATGTATCAGTTCATGCCTGAGATATGGGCGTACGCACGTGCTAACATTCAGGGCTTACCTGCTACACCTAATGAGGCAACACAGATACAACAGAACGCAGTAGCGTATTTTTATTGGACAAGAAATCATGGGTTGTACCCAGAATGGACGGATGGTTGCTAATGAACTTTGATGAGTGGATTGACTTCGGGATTAAGAATGGTTTTTGCAGTGAGCAATACTGCGAACGTCATGGTCGAACACCTATGACAGAATTAGAGGAACGTTTAGAGGACATTGATGCTGACCTGTGCGTGCACGTTGTACGTCTTGGCAGTGAGAAGTGGTGGGATGCTGATGCTGATGCTTACATGATTGCTCAGTTGCCGGTGTCACGATGAACCCATCCTTCAATGTAATCTTGCAAGAAGTGCAGGAGATGCACGATAAGAAGTCACGGGACTATGGGCGACCAGAGAACCCGTACTACAACATACGACAGAGCATGGCCTTTGGTATTCCATCATGGGTGGGTGCTGTGCTCAGAGCCAACGACAAGATGGGTCGTCTACAACTTGCGGCTCAAGGTTCGACACTTGCGAACGAGGGTATCGAGGACTCGTTGCTTGACATGATTACATACCTCACCATTGCATTGGATGAGTTCAGGAATGGCAACTGATTTTAAGAGGGTAGTATCTATCCTGGTCAGCGATGGTTTAGTAACTGTCGCACAGGTGAACGATGCGATTAAACGTGACCGACAATGGCGTAAGCCAATGCGTTCAGGTGCAACATGGGAGTCAGCAAAACGTTTGTCAGGTGAACTGAACGAACGCATAGAACGCAACGGGCTGAAGCCATTTAACAATGACGTGGGTGCAGTGAGTTACATCGAATTGCTTATCCGTGTTGATGGTCACACCGAAGATGAAATACGAAACGTAATTAAGTGGGCAATGGATGACTCGTTTTGGTACAGGGTGATACTTAGCCCTGAGAAACTACGCCAGAAGTTTGACACATTGAAAGCGCAGACACACGAACGCAGTGAACCGAAGGTTGTGTACGACCCTGAGAGAGTGCGTGAGAGTATGCGTAAGTATGATGCACGATACGAACAGCGCAGGGCAGAGTCAGTTCCAATGCCTGCTAATTTTAAAGACATACTAAAGAGAGGTAAGTAATGGATTGGATTGATGAAGCAAAGTGCAGGGGTATGGATGTAAATAAGTTCCACCCAGGCAAGGGCGTGGACTCACAAAAGATTAAGAACGAGATACTAGAGATTTGTAATGTGTGCCCCGTGATTAATGAGTGCTTAGAAGATGCACTTGGTGACTACTTACAGATTGGTTATCGTGGCGGTAAGAGTGCAAAGGAACGCAGGCAGATTGCCTCACGGCGTTCGAGAGAAGGCAACGTGTCTTGGAAAGTTAGGGATGTAGCATGACCACACCACAGAAGGACAATGTTTTTGGTCGAATCAGTGAATCAATGACAAAGGAAGAACTCTTGAAGGAACTTACAAAAATACAAGAAGAAATGGGTATGTATGACGACACCACAGAAGGCTAAGGGTTCACAGTGGGAGCGAGATGTTGCTCGTTACTTCAATGACAGAGGGCGTGTCACTATCGAACGCAGGTATGGAGCAGGCAACACTATTGACAAGGGTGACCTTAACGGGCTACCTGGCATAGTCTTTGAGTGCAAGAACGTAGGAAAGATAACGCTTGCGTCTATTGTTGATGAAGCACTACACGAACAAGCCAATGCCCGTGCTGACTTCGGCGTATCAATAATCAAACGGCGTAACCGAGGGGCTAAGGAAGCGTACGTAGTCATGACTCTGGAGCAGTGGATAACGTTGCTAGATGAGACTGAACGGTGATACAATTACCATCTACAAACAAAGAGAAAGTAGATGAGAATGGATACCGTGCTACAAGGCAGACTTACAGCAGACCCCGAACTAACCTTTACTAACAAGGGAATGGCACTTGCTAAGTTCACCGTTGCAGTTAATCGCAAGAAGGGTGACGAAGATTACGCATCATTCTTTGACTGCACTATCTGGAACGAATCAGCAAAGAACCTATGCGCCTCACTCAAGAAGGGTGACCTAGTTGTAGTTTTAGGTAACCTATCCCAAGAACGTTGGGAAAAAGATGGAACTAAGTTCACTAAGATTGTTGTCAATGCTACGAAGGTAGCAGCAGACCTCACCTTTAAGACCGCAACATTGTCAGAGCCAGAGTCTACGGGAAAGACGGTTGAAGCCGACTTTTAGTGACAGACTGGTCGCTGGCTAAATGTATCGGTAAGACAAGAACATTCTTTGATGACCGTACATCACGAGTCCAACGTGCCAAACTAATCTGTACCAGTTGTCCACTCAAGTCTGATTGCTTGCAGTGGGCGCTGGAACACAGAGAGGCGTGGGGTGTGTGGGCTGGACTTGACTACCATGAACTTAGAATCGTGGCAGTTTCACTTGGCTATGAGCCACCCAACAGAAAAGAAATTGAACACGGTACTGAACGTGCGTGGGCGTGGCACAGGCGACAGAAGATGAAAGACCCTACCCACGAAACGTGCCAGCCTTGCATTGACGCTTACAACTCTGCAACTCGTGTCCGTGTCGCTCGCTATCGCAAGCGTAAAGAAGTGACTGGTAGTGGGGAGTCACAGTCAGGGAAATAACTTGACTCATTACGAGGGCGAGTTAGACCTCACCCACTTCCCAGCCAAGAGAATTGTAACACACAAGCAGAAAGACCGCCACCTTATCGGTGACGGCCTGACTGCTTAATCTTGATTGTGTTTAGTAATCCCAGCCCTGCTCGAAGAACCGCTTGTGTTCCTTGTACCACGTTTCTTCACAGTCGGGGCACATGTCTGGCCCCTTTGGATTTACTTCCCAGCCACAGAATCGACATGTCTTAATAAGTGTTTCGGTACTCATTTACTTCTCCCTTTTCTCTGTTAGTGACTAGCCCCAATGCCAGTCGTTGTTTAATACACTTTCAATGTTTGCTTTCATGATGTGACAGTCTGCACGTAGTTCGCTGTACACCCTCTCATCATTCATCTGCTCAATCGCCACAAGAAGTGACGCCTTAAGCATGATTAAAGTTCCAAGCGTTGCGTAACTCATCTTGGTATCTGTACTCATTATTCCACCTCGTAACTTTCACAAATCAAAGCGACTGCATCGCTCAACTCATTACGCAGTTCGTCTAAGTCGTCCACTGTTAGATGGCTAACCATAGCCTCGGTCAGTTCAGCAAACCAAACGACCTCGGTGTTATCTGCTCCAAATAATACTTCTTCCATTAGTTTCCTTCCGTGCATAGGTGATAAATTATTCCTTTACCGTCATAGCGGTCATCTGGAACTGTGTCTGCGTTCATGATGAACTCGTACTTGTCTGTGATTCTGCAACTGCAACCAACTGCGTGTACGTTCATCTGAAAACTAGACTTCTTTTCGTAAATTGCTAACTCTGTTTGACTCATGAAAACACCGCTATCACTTCTGGCTCTGCTTCTTCCAATGAATAGTCTGGCAAGGCAAGCCAAGCCTGATGCAACGCTTCTTGTTCATTTTCTGCCATTACCTGAATGTCCAGTGTGTAGCGTACGGTCATCCATTTAGTGCCGTCGGTGTCTGTTCCTACTTTGCTCATGACAACACCGCCACACGCTCAGCACTCACCCACACTTCACCAGCACCAGCAACGGGCTTTACGCTGTAACGTAGGTTACCGTAAGCCTTCTTAGCGTCAGTGATAGTGACGTGAACGATTAAACCGTCAGTCTGAGACAGCGCCCCAGTCTTTCCGATTATCTCTTTTATTTCTTGGTAGTTCATTAATTCCCTTTCGTTAGTTGTACTGCACAATTTGACTTTAAACCACTACCTACCCAAACATCGTGCCTTGCTTCTTCTGGCATCCTTGGAGAAAAAAACACCGTGCCACAAGTGACACACGTGTATTCTGTGCGTTGCATTGTTACACTGTCGCAGAAATCCTGCTCCCAAGCCCAGTCAAAGGCATCTTCACTTTCCTTAAATGTCTTTAACTCTTTGCCGTCAGGCATACACACTGCATACTTAATGGCGTCATCGTCACCAAGTTTTTTTACTTTTAGATGTACTTTGTCCATCATTTCCCTTTCTAACTCTTGGCCATTTTGGCCTTAGATAGCCTTGCGGGGGAGATTGCAAGACTACCTAAGCCCACTAGGGCTTTAATAACCTGAGCGCTTAAAAATGGCATCACTCACTATCCAGCATACACCGCCAACGATGAGCCCTGAAAGCAATGCTAGAGCGTCAGCGTTCCCGTAATCGTGGTTATACCAGCCCCAGTCATCGTGGGCATGCACCCATGACCACACACAACACCCGATAGCAACGCTCAAAACCCTGTTGAATGTCTTCAGGTGTCTCACGCCGTCACCGCCTCTTCCATCGTGTCGCCAATGTCAAACAAAGTTCTCGAAGATTGGAGCAACTGCTCATACACTTCACGCTTCGTTGCTCTGCCTGCGGTGTCACTGCTAAACCCCGGCAGGTTGTGTAACCAGTTACCATCTACCCTGCGACATACCATGTAGGCCATCCCGTAAGGTTGTGCGATTACTGCGCCTGCGACATCATCATCACCCAAGCCTGCGAAACGACACGCCGAGACGTAACGCTTCAGGGCTTGCTGTAATTTTTCGTCCGTAATTCTTTCCATTGTTTCCCTTACTCTCTAACTTAGACACTCGCTAAGTCTTACACCTGACAGTAACACAAACTACTAGCACTGTCAAGCCTAAGCCCTAGCGGGCTCTGCTACTCTGTTTCGTATGCTTTCTCTATTAAACCTACTTGAATGTCTAGGTATGTCCTGAAAACTTCCATGAGTTGAGATGCTACTTTCTCAGGGCTTGCATCTGAAGAAGTTAGGTACAAACCTACACCATTTACTATAATTTCTCCCCTGTATGGACGCTCTAGGGTTTCGTCATACTTGAAGATACGGGCACTAACTGTCGTTAGTTCTTCGGTGCCATTCTCCCTAAGCAAATTCCTAAATTCTGTTGTTGCTTTCATAATTTCCCTTTTCTCTCTTTAGCCTGTCTCATCAGTACGGGGAGGCAATCCCCCGCAGAGCCCCTACGGGCTTTCGACTAGTTCTGCTCAATTCCTAAAGAGACATAAAGAGCCCATGTTACGGTTTCCAAGTCCCAACGTAAGTTGTCCAATCCGGCATCATCTCCGGCGGTGATGTTCATCTCAATCAATCGAAGGATAGAGCGCATTTCTTGGATGTTCTTTCTAGAAACTGTCTTCTTGATTTTGTCAGTCTTTGCCATGTTGTCCCTTTCAACTCTCAGGCGTTTACCTGATAACAACACATTAGCAAGCATCCTTACCCTTGTCAAGCATAGTGACACTCTACAGGCCTAGTGTTTATTGGTGTTTCAAATTGTTACATAATTGTAACATTGTTGTGAATGTGTGCACAAGCGAGGGGCAGTAGTTCAGGGCTTGGCAGTCAGGCAGTGAGAGTGCTAATCAGTGAGAGAGTGCCGAGGGTATGGGGGGTATGCCACATCTCAAGCCTCCCCTGCATGTAACAAAGGCGAACACTTGTACGACTAACAGACGTTCGCTTTGACCGGCTGTGTGCCGAGGGGGGTCATAGAAAGTGTTAGGAAAGCCCAACAACGGTAAACTGTCATTCTCATCAGGGTTTTAACCTACAACCAGTTCAAAAACGCCAGAGATTATTACATCCTAAAAAAGATAAAAACGGTAACTACACCCACTGTCATTTTCTTTTCACAACACCTGTTAAAACCACTATCTTTTAATGTCTCACTTGGTTACAAGTTGCCCCGCATCACCACCACAAAAAAAGCAGAGAAATGCTCTATAATATTCGTGGGACATCCATCCCGTCTTGAACACGAGGCGTGTCTGTGGCAGAGTTCTCTTGCCTTGACTGTTTACCTAAGAGCATAATGTGCTGCCTCTTACGTACGTGTTCGACCCAATCCTGCTCTAACCAGGTAACTACCGCTGACGTTTTATGCTTCCCAGCATTAAACAAGTCTCTTACTCGGCGGGGACTTCCACCCACGAACGCTCTCATCGGCGCTGTTATAAGAGTAGCACGTACAGACCTCTGTGTGACGTAACTTGTATGTGAATGTTTTCACGAGCCAGGTGCTTGACAGGTGTATACGAGGTGTGTATAGTTCTGAGTGGGCACTGTCCCATTAGTAACTTCCGACACTAAAAGGTAAAAGGTCCGGCACCGTAGGGATATGGGGTCGGGCTTTTTGCTTTGATACGATATGTGCTATCATAGAAACATGTGTTCTACTTGCGGCTGTGGCAAGCCTAAAGATAAGCATGGTGAAAAGACCATTGCTGCTGCCAATAAAAAATACGCTTTAAAGCCAAAGGCTAAGGCTCGTAAAAAGAAGTAATGAAAATTCGGCGAAAGTCAGTCAAGACAGCGGACCCCGCTTCTTGGCTTTTTGACCCCAAGTACAGACGTAAGGTACGCCGCAAACGCCGTGGTATCAAACTGACGGTTAACGGCCAGCCCTACGAAGCATGGTACGAAGACCAGTCGTAGAGCAGGCTTTGCACCTTGGTGCGAAATTTTAAATTTTTTTTGGGTCTAACGTTTCAATGCGTTACATAGTGCTACACTTAAACTATAAAGAAAATATATGCACCCCACATCACCTCAATCCTTGCAGGAGCAGGTGCTGTGCTATCATTAGTACACCCAGGCTTTACAATTCCGTCAGGAGTTCAGGGCCTTATTGCATCAATTTGCGTTTTGTCTGCTACATCAGTACAGGCTTTGCACTTTGTTAAAAGGAATAACCTAGAGGGCAACATTATCTTGGCTCAACATTTGTCTAGTCAAGTAGCAGCCTCAGTTATGGGTGACACCACATCTGCTGACGCAACGCCAAAAGCCTAATGTCTCACGGGGAGGTTATTGAAAAGTCTCTTAAAGACTGGATAGATGAGAACCTTCCTAAATTCCTCAACCGTATAAACGAGGAAATGGATAGTGAATTGCCGTGGGAGATGCCCGTTGTAGAAGACTATGTTCTTGTAATTGCAGTTAAAGATTACAACGACGGTCTAGGCGGCATTTTTACTATTGGTGATTCAAACGTACCTGGATACAGAGTACGTGGTTTGATTGCTGACGCATTGAACTCATAAATGGCAGTAACACCAGTACAACGCAAGAAATATTTTGAAGCACGCACGGCGGGATTCTCTATTGCTGAAAGTGCTCGCAAGGCTAAATTTTCCGAAGCCACTGCTTATAGAGTTGAGAAGGCAGCACAGACCTTACGCTCTGATGAAGGCATTGACAGTTCTGCTAGCAACTATAGAGAACTAAAAACTGAAGCCAAACTTTCAGGGCCAATTGCTTATGAAAAACTAAGTGACGAAGCAAAACTTGCTTTAGAAGACTTTGGTTATTTTCGTGAACGTTATTTTGGTCGTGTGTCTACGCCATGGCAAGAAGAAGCAGGTATGGCACTTGTAGAACTTCTTGAATCAGAAAACAAAGAATACGTGGTTATGAACATGCCACCTGGTTCAGGTAAGACAACATTGCTACACGACATTACGTGTTGGGTTATTTGCCGCAACCGTTCAACACGACTTTTGACCGGTAGTGCGACTATGTCACTAGCCAAGCGAAACCTAATGCGTGTGCGTCGTTCATTAGAACGTGTTATCCCAGAAATGGCTGATGACCAACTTAAAGCACGAGGGCAAGCCCTTGATGCTATTACAACTATGGCTCACGACTTTGGGCGCTTTAAACCATTAGAAAAAGAACTATGGACTAACGAAGCCTTTATTGTTATGCAGCCTGACGAGATGGGTGCTATTTCAGAAAAGGAGCCAACACTAAGTGCCTACGGTATGGATAGTGGTTTCATTGGAGGACGTTTCGATGGTTGTTTCTGGGACGACCTTGTGGACCCTCGCAAAGTTCGTTCTGCAGAACAACGAGAAGCAATGGAAGATTGGTACCAAGACGTTGCAGAAACTCGACTTGAGCCTGCAGGTATGCTTGCTCTTATTGGTCAGCGCCTGGCTCCTGACGACCTTTATCGCTTTGCTTTAGACATGGTGCAGCCTTTAGACGACGAGGAAGAACAAGCACTAGATGAACTTGTTGAAGAAGAAATTGCAGCAATTCGTCGTGACAAAAAATACAAGCATCTAAAATACAGAGCACATTATGAAGATAAATGCAGTGCAGAAAATCACAAACGAGGTTCGGATGCTTACCCCATCGGTTGTTTGTTGGACCCTCGCCGTCTCCCGTGGCGAGAAATTTCTAACCTTATGTCGAACCGTGGAGAACGATTTGCAGTTGTATATCAACAAGAAGACCTGGCCTTAGACGAAGTATTAGTTAGAAACGAATGGGTCTACGGGCATGGAGATAGCCCAGGGTGCATAGACAAAGAACGAGATAGGTGGGAAATACCCGCAGGGCTCAACCCCCGTGATTGCATTGTCATAGCCACAGCCGACCCTTCTCCAACAATGTATTGGTCTATCCAATGCTGGCTATATCACAAAGAATCTGAACAACGGTTTCTTTTAGACCTTATTAGGGCAAAAATGGAAGCGCCACAATTCCTGGAATATGATTACAATCAAGGGGAATTTACTGGAGTTATGGAGGAATGGCAACGTTTATCTATATCTTTAGGGTTTCCTATTCAGGTTTGGGTAGTGGAACAAAACGCAGCCCAGCGGTTTATGTTGCAGTATGACCATTTTAAAAGATGGCGACAATTACGTGGTGTGGAGATTATTCCACACAACACCACAAGTAACAAATCGGACTCTAATTATGGTGTTACGACAATTTCCCAACATTGGAAGTTTGGTCGTGTAAGATTGATGGGTAAGGGCGAAGGCAAAGTTCGTTCAATGAGACTCATTGATGAAGTGACCAGATACCCTCATGGACGTACCGATGACTGTGTTATGGCGGAATGGTTTTTTGAATGGAACCTTCCTAACATTTATGTACCGCCATCCGTGGCTGTCAAAGCATGGCGACCAACATGGGTGAAAAACACCCAACTAGCAAACTTGAGGTAATAGATGCCCGTTTCCTTCGATGACGATAAGGCTGCTGGCCAGATTGTTACCATGTACCAGGAACGTCGTTCCCAGCGTGGTGGCCAATTTCGCCGCATGCAGGAAATACGTGACCACTATAACGGTGATGTAATTGTTCCACTGCCTGAGTTAGACGAAGCAGAGAAGCCCGCAATCCCTAACCTTATTGCTCAAGGTATCGATGCCTTTGCGATGCGAGTAGCATCTGTTCTTCCTGATATTCAATACCCTTCACTTCGCCCTGGTATCCAGATTGCCGACAACCGTGCCCGTGACCGTCGTTTAGCCAACATTGGTTGGTGGGACATGAACCGCATGGGAACTAAAGTACGTCGTCGTGCCCGTCACCTTACTGCTTATGGTATGAGTGCGGTATCACTATCGCCAGTATCTCTCGACCCTAGCGACCAGCGTCAGATTCCCCACTGGCGTGTACGTAACCCATTGGCTACCTACCCATCGCCAATGATTGACCCAGACAACATGGAGCCACAGGATTGTATTTTTGCAGACCGTCGCCCACTTGGATGGATGAAGCAATGGTACCCACAGCAAACTTCTATCCTTTACAAGGGTGACAAAAACGACACAGACATGTTTGAGATTCTTGAGTATCTTGACGCTTACGAAACAGTATTAATTGCTGTAGGTGCTGAAAAACCAAAGACCCATGATTTCCGTGACGAAACAGGCAAGGGTATTGCTACTCACATTATTCTTGAACGCATCCCTAACCGTTCTGAAATCTGCCCTGTTGTAATTGCTGGACGCATTACGCTTGACCGCCTTCAAGGTCAGTTTGACCAAATGCTTGGTATGTACCAGCGTGAGGCAAAGTTGGACGCACTTAATACTATTGCAGTATTTCGCAACGTATTTCCAGACGAATGGGTTGTATCACCTGCTAATGCACCAACCTCACCACGTATTGTGCAAGAGGCTGACGGTAAGCAAGGTATTCGAGGAATCTTGGACAAAGGACAAATTCAGATTGTTCACCCACAGCAAACACAAGACGCACAGATGGCACTTGACCGCCTAGAGCGTTCACAGCGTCTTACTGGTGGAATCCCTGCTGAGTTTGGTGGAGAGTCTGGTTCTAACATTCGTACCGCCCGTCGTGGTGCTTCAGTACTTTCTAGTGCTGTAGACATGCCGCTTCAGGAATACCAGGAAATTTTCTCTCAGTCAATGGAACTTGAAAATATTCGTGCTGTACGTATTATGAAAGCATATTATGGTTCTAAACCATCTATGTTCTTTATGGGTGGCGATGGCAAGGTGGTCAGTGAAGATTACAAGCCAAACGAAACATTCGACACACATTTTGGATACGTGAAATATCCAATGCCAGGCTCAGACATTAACGCTATGATTGTTTCAATTGGTCAACGTGTTGGTATGGGTATTATGTCGAACGAAACTGCTCGCATTATGGACCCTGCTATTGAAGATGCTACATTAGAAGCAGACCGTGTTGAGATTGAAGGATTGCGTAAAGCACTCCTAACAGGTCTTGAACAACAGGCTTCACAAGGGTCACTTGACCCAAGTATTATTGCTCGCATTGCTAAAATGAAAGCACAGCGTCACACAACACTTGAAGATGCTGTTGCAACAATTCACCAAGAAATGCAAGAAGAACAAGCACAAAAGGCTCAATCAATGCAGCAACCACAGCCAGAAGGACCATCGGCAGAAATGCAACCAGGTATGGGCGTAAGTCCAGATAACCCAGTTCAAGGTGGAGCACCACAGGGCGCTGGGGGACAACCAAACCTACAAGACCTCTTAGCCTCATTACATGGAGGCGGCGGAGCACCAGGCGGAATGGCACCAGCAGCAGCACCAACACCAGCAGGAGTGTAGTAAATGCCACGTAAAGGTAGAGGTGGAGAACGCCAAGGAACACCAGGCACAGCATACGGAAATCGTTCAGATTTAAATATGCCAATTAGTACAGTCCCAGGACAAGACTACGGTAAAGCATCTGCACAACAAGCGGCACAAAGCGCCGTACCTATGGGTCAATCACCAGTATCCAATTTACAACAAGCACCTGCAATGCCCACCCCGCAAGCAGCACCACTTCCACAGCCAGGTAGCATGCCTTGGCTTCACCCAACTAATCGTCCTAATGAGCCAGTAACTGCAGGGCTTCCATTTGGACCAGGTGCTTCAGCGCCGGAACCATCACGAGATGTAATTAGTAGTGCATTATCGTCAATTGCACGCACCGCTAGTTCATCAAGTGCTGTTTCAGAATTGGCAGCAACTGCTAAGTCAATGGGTCTTTAATGGCTGAAGTAAACCCAACCGCACCCGCACCAGCACCAGTTGCACCTCCAGCACCTACAAACGTTTTTGAAGGTCAACAGGATGTAACAAAATTTAACCTTGAACAAAACTCAGTAGGTCAGAAAATTGCTGACATGGTTGCTGCTAACCCAGCGTTAAAACATCAACCCGCAACCGTGTTTGGATTAAGCAATGTTGAAAGCGTTGATGGTAAAACACTAGGCCTTGCAGCAAAGCACATGACTACGTTTCAAGCAGTTGGAAATACGGTTAACCCTAGTACCCCTACAACAACTGTGCCAACCGTCCAAAGTGTAGATACAACCACCACAACACAACCAGGGCAAAAAATCCCGTCTAAAGTATCCGCAGGCGGAGCGACATCAACCACGCTTTTTTCTGTGTCAGGGAATACACCAGCACCATCTGGACCAGTAGTTCAAAACACTTACAATGGAAGCAACATATTTCACAGCATTGCTAATGAGTTTGATGCATTTCGTCATGAAACAGCAAATTTGGCTGATGCATTTGGACAAGGTACAGTACCAATTGCAAAAAGTATTTGGGATTTTGTTCACCGCACTGGTGTAACTATTGAAGAACTTGCAACGGTGGGGAATGCAGGGTATAGCAGTAGTCAAAGTAAAAATCTTGCAGATGCTTTTGAAACATTGTGGCACACAGCAACATATATTCCTAACACGGTAAACCCTTGGAGTCAGCAAAACCTGTTGTTTTCTATGCAACACATGGGTGCTTATCTTTTAACAATGTCAAAACAAAAAGGTTGGGCTTACACAATCTCTTATATGATGCCAACCATTCTTGCTGCTATTGCGGCTAAAAATGCTGCAGTTGGTTCTTTGGGAATGGAAGCAATTGATTCTGCTGCAGTTGATGCAACAACAATTAAAGACCTTGAAGCAAAAGCAACAAGCGGAACAATTAGTGACGCAGAACGTAATTTGCTTGACAAAGCAAAAATACGCACACAAGAACGTGCAGACACACCCAAAAGGGAAAACGTAACACAAAAATTTATTAATGATATGCATGATGTATCAAGCCCAATTCGTCGTGGTATGGCAGGGGTAACCAACGTTGCGGGGTGGCGTGGGCCATTGCGTCTTATTGGAATTCCAGTTAGAACGGCTATGAAAATTCTTCATGCAGCAACTGCTCCAGGCCGTGACCTGTCAAACAATATTGCTTATTTAATTGCACAACAAAACGCACAAACAGACCCATTTCACAAAGCATTGTGGGAAGCAACAAAAGGTGGAAATGTTTTTGATGCAAACGGAAACCGTATTGGTACAGATGGAGAAGCATTTGCACAATTTTTAGGTGCCCACCAAGGAGACATGTGGTTTGCTCCAATTCAAAAATCAGTTGACTTTTATACTAAATGGTTAGGTTCAGACCCATTTGGTGCTGCAGGTAAGGTAACCGCTGCTGCACGTACATCACAAGGTCTTGGTGGGATGCTTGGAAAATGGTTTGATGGTACCGGCATTAAAGAGGGTTCAGACATTTGGCGAGTTGCCGATAAATATAACCGTGCTGCAAGAACCTTTGAATGGCAAGCAAGCCATGATGAAGGTCAGATTCTTAGAAAATTTACTAACACATACACTGTTGACCAAGCAAGACTTTTAGGTAAAGCCAAAACTGTAGATGCAGTTAAAAGCCTTCATGCTGAATGGGCTGACGCAAATGCATTGTTAAAACCAGAAGCACCATTAATGAGTGTGTGGGACCTTGCCAAAGCAAATATTAAAGAAGGTAAATTTGCAGGCATAGGTTTTGCAGGCGATGGCGGTATTCTTGGACGTGGCATTGATTTTCTTCGTGCGAACAGGGCTGAAATCCTTAAAGATACTGCTTACGATGTAGCGCCTAAAGATGCAACCGAGGCCATTGTTCAAGACGTAAATGAACAGATGCAAACTATTAAGGCTCGTTGGTTTAGAAACTTTTTTAATAAGTCACCAATGTGGCGTGATGAAACAAGCCTAAAACTTCAAACTGAAAAAATTACACCAGGAAGCGTAAACGCTATTAGTGACGGTATCGCTAGGTGGGGACAGTCTATTGGCATTTCGGAAACTGAAATTAATCAAGTAACAAAAGATTTGATGGCAACAGGCACAGACACAGAAGCATACAAAAATGTATTTGAAAACTTTTTAGTACGCTTTGGTGTTTCAGGAGTATTAGCAGGAATGGAAAAGAATTTTGTTTCTGCTTTACGTAATGATGTAATTCAAATGGTTCGTATTAATGTTCGTCATTTTACTGCTGGTGACTATGGTGCAGAAACCGCTACGTTTACACAGGGTGCAGAAGCAACTAACTATGGTTCTGTTATTGATGCAGAAAAAAACCAGGCTATTGGCGCAGGTCTTGATGAGCAGGACCTTGGTTCTATTTATCTTCCACGACGTGCTTCTATGGAAGGAATGGTTCGTGATATTCGTCAAGCAATTCAAAGTCAAACAGCATCAACAACAGTTATGGCTAGCGAATCAACACGTTTATTTTTAGACCAGTTTAAAAAGTTGGCCAACTACAGCAACGCAACTATGGCTGGTGTTGACAAAGAAATTGCGGCACTTGCCGGAACAAAAGAAATACCTGTTATGGCACCCCGTGGCCTTAAGGCAAAAGAAATGGCCACTGGCTACGCAACGGGTGTTGAGCAAGTACGTAATGAAATTAGAGGTTACGTACAGCAGATTACAGAAAACCGTGATTTGCCAAATGTTCCCTACCCAAAGAACTATGAAGTATTTACCGCAGCATTTACTCCAGTACAAAACACTATTCGTACATTAAAGATTCTTTTGAATTTAAGTGATGAAAAGGTAATGAACAATCTTGCACTTGACGCAGAGGGAATGTCCCCTGCCCTAGAACAGATTAATGGCCTTATACCGCCTAACCCATGGGTTAAAGATGCTCTTGCTTTATCACCAGAAAACACGGCTTATCTGCGAGGCATGCTTCATGCATACGAAGATTCTGCAAATATATTTACCAACCGTTTAAATACGGTAAATATGTCTACAAAAGATTTAGACACGCACTTTGATGAATATGTAACTAGTCTTAACAAAACTCAAGAACTAGACAAAAATTTAACTGAGGCTCTTAAAAAGAGAACAATTGAAATACGTAAGGGTAATAGTAACTACTTAAACGGTTGGTACAAATTTGGAGACATGGTTAACCATATCCAAAGTAACTACTGGGTTCAATTGGCACTTGCTACGGGTAAATGGGCCGCACACATTGTTGCATCTGAAAGCATGTTAAATTATCTTCGCCTTGGATTCCGTGGTGGATTTGAGTCATCAGTAATGCGTTCCGCAATTAGACACGAAATTGGTTATACAGAAGTTGCTGGCATGAATGAGCGTAGTCTTATTAACCGTCTGCAAAAAAAGATTGATGACATTAAATATCCTAAGCCAGTAGAATCAGAAATTGTTGACCCTGCCAGCGTTGGCTTGCACGAACCAGGTACAGACCTCAAGAATATCGAAAACGGTCTTGCTCACAATGTTGAGTCTGGTAAAAGTATTCATGGTGTTTCATTTAATGACCCTGAGTTTCATACAACTGAAGTTGGTTTGTTAGGTAAAGCAACTGCTATGGCGCTTTCCGGTATTAATGAAATATTTCTTAAATTGCCACGAGACATTGTTGGTGGGGCTATTCTAGGTTTTGACCGCACACTTCTTTCGGGTATGAAGGGTTTACAATACGAACGTTTGTTGGACAACACTGTTCGTGCAATGATTGACTTTAAGGGACACTTGCCTGGTGGCGTAGAAGGCCACAACGGTGGAATTTTTGAAAATGATTTTCTTGATTACACCGCTAAAAGAGCAACGGTTGGCTATGACCAATCAGGAAAATTAAAAGTTAGTCATTTGTACCCAAGTAGTAAATACACTGCGTTTAATAAGGGTGAAGGTTACGTAACCGCTCTTTACTCAGCAATTGCTAAATTGGGCAGAAGCGATATGAAGCGTGCTACCGTTCAACGCCTTGCTGACATAATGCATGAAGAAGGAACAAAGATTCTTTTGTCTGAAGGCAAGACAGCAGAACAAATTGCAAACATGACTCTTGGTGATGTACGCAAAAAGGCTGAAAAATCATTTAGTTCTGAAGGGGACTTTAAACGACTTATTGATGAATTAACTATTGCTGGATACAAACACATCAGTAGCCTTCCAGACAATGTATTGGCACGCTACCGTAGAAACGAATTACGACTTGCGCAAAATTTCCAATGCACTATTCCTGGATTAGACAACGCAAGGGGCGACTGGGCAAAAGCAATTGCACATGACGTATTTGGTGTTGTAGGCAGCAGAACTGGTGAAGAAGGTAATTTAATTCACCACAGCCTTGTTGACCAAGTTGTACATGGAGAAGCAAAGTACCCAACGGAATTAGCAAAAGACATTAACAAAATGCCAAAAGGCACAGAACCTGTAAACATTCAAGCACGTCAAATGGTTCCTTACAAAGACCTGGGTGGTTCGCTTGGTAAATTGAAAGATGGAAATTTTCTTAGTTGGCTTGCCGACAAGGGACATGAAAAAATCTTTGGTCCAATTATTAACAACATGGTTCGTGAACCTGTATTTCTTTTGGAATACCATTATGCGTATGAATCAATGCGTGATGCAGTTGACCGTGGATTAATTTCTGAAGATGCCGCTAGAACAAAAGCGGCTATTCACGCAACAGAAAACATGACACGATTTGTGCACAACCCCCTTGATAAGACTGTTGTTGAAAAAAACATCAAGGTAGCAGCGCCATTTTATTTTGCTCAAAATCAGGCTTGGCGCAGAGCCCTTCGTGTACTACAAAAAGACCCAGGTGCTTTTGAAAAGTTTATGAAAATTCAACTTGGTATTACTAACCATGTTTCTGTAAACAACGACAAAGGCCAACCAATTACAGTTACGATTCCAGGTTCTCAATGGATTGGAGATGCATTATCTCTAATTGGTTTCCCAACAAGGGGAATGGGCATAACTACTTCTTTGTCACACGTAGGTTCTATGGATGTTCTAGGCAGCAGCATGAACCCAGTTTCAATGATTGCTGGAATTGCACGCCCTAGTTTTGGTCCTGCTGTAACGGTCCCTATTGATGGTTTAAATCACTTAATGGGTCTTGTACACTTTAACTGGGTACAAAATATTATTAATTGGCTTGCACCTGACGCAGTTAAATACAGTTTAGGTAGCCAATTGCAACCATCACCAATTCTTTCAGACCTTTACGGAGCGCTCCGTGGTGACCAGAGTGGCTTAGCATCATCGGTAAATAATTCTTTGCGTGAGCACTTTGTTACTGACTTTCAAAAAAGGGTAGCAGAGGTAGAATCAAACCCACAATACTTAGCAGTTATTGAATCATTGCCTGCAGACAAACAATGGGCTTACATTACTGGTACGGCAGGATATTTACAAAGCGTTGATTTTAAAGACACAAACAAACAAACTGCTTTTATTAGTGCTGCTCACGGAAGTGGAACTACAATGGCTGTATTGAAAGCACTTCTTGGTGACGTGTTTAACCCAGGTACTTCAAAAATTCGTGACATGCTTTCTAAGGCTCCTGAATTTCAAGCAATGTACTCTAAGATGTCACCTTTAAAAAACGCTGATGGTTCTAGCACGTATTCCTATTGGGACATAGTTTCCCAGTACACACAGGAGCACCCTGAATGGCTTTTGTACACCGCAGCAATTTCTGGACCTACGGGTGTTTCTTTCCCTGAAACAAAGTCGTTCTTTAATATGGCAACTAATCACCCAGAGTTTATAACAGCGCACCCTAGCGCCTCTGCTTATTTGTTAGATAGAAGTGGCCAAGCAGATAATCGCAGTTGGGCATTGCAAATTAAACTAGGCCTACGTCAAACATCTGCACCACAAAATGTGGTTAACAATTTATTGATTGCCGATGGTGAAGCGTACGTTAACGGAGTACTTAAAACCAAGTATCCTAATTACCAAATATATAATTCCCCTGATTACAAAAATTACACTGCAGAAATTAATGCGTACATGCCTACCAACAAACCATGGTGGAATTACAAACAGCACTCAGACTCGACAGTACTTGAATCAAGGGCTATTGAAGAATTTAATAACATGTTTGGGTTTAATGGTCAACCGCCAGAAAACGCTCCCGACTCTTTGTTCGGTGGCACAGCGGCTAAACAAATTTGGGAAAACATTTTAACTAATTACAATAGCGAAGCAAGACTTCTTTCAAACATCCCAAAGTACGAAGCAAAAAAACTTAAGAGTACTTTTTATGACAGAGTACAAAAAGATGCAGAAACTAATCCAGTGTACAACAATGCACAAAGATACTTTCTTTTAAACGTTGTACGATTTATGCCAACAGTTGTAATTAATTAATAGGAATACATAATGACAGACACAATGCCATCAACACCTCCAGAAGAACAGCGAATGAGTCAGACCACTGGTGACGCTCCTAAGCCGCAAGACCCTATGGAGCGTATGCGTCAGATATCTCACGATTACCATGTACCAATTAGTGACGGTACAATCAAAAGCATTATTGGTGAAGGGGCAAAGACAGTTGACCAAAGCAAGATAAATGCTTTTGAGGAATACACAAAAACAGCAGCAAAAGGTTTATTCCCTACACTTGCTAAGCAAATAGATGCTGGCATCCCAACGGCTTATTTATTAGACCCTTATCGTCAAGTTGGTAAACAGGTTCTTGGTGAAGATTTTGAACCTAACTTTATTGGTGACCCTAAATCTATGATGGCGCTACACGGGGGTACAGACCCTATGACGGGCAGGCCGGCACCCATGGACCTAGGACAATGGCGTGAACATTTAATGTCACATCCAGGATTTGAATGGGATAAAACTCCTGCTGCTCACGACCACGTTAATGCAATTCTTAAAAACATGGCAGATGCATTTGGAAAAACAATGCCAATTGAAGGAGGACGCTAATGGCCGGAATAGATATTACATGGAAACCAATTCCAAAAACTGCAACTGGAGGAATTGATTTTTCTGGATTAAAAGCAGGACAAGAATATATTTATGACCCTTCAAAAAGTAGGATGGGGGTTGTAAACCAAGGGGTTAACGTTCCAAAAGGAATGATGATTCTTCCCACAACAGGTGTTGAATTAAAAAATGGTGTTGTTGTAAGTTCTGTAACAAAACTTCCTTATGTACCACCAGCACCAGTGTCTAACCCTTCTAATGGTCAGGTAAGTTATTCGGGCACTTGGCAATCTCCAAATCTTCAAGACCTAATTTCTAAAGGTAAGTTAAACGTAAAAGACCCAGCAGTTGCTGCATATTTAGCAAAGAATTTCCTTGGTCAACCATACGCAACAACATTCATCCCTCTTGCAAACCCAATGACGGGTGCAATTCTTGGTGGCGGTGACCTTGAAGCAGCACTTTCAGACGTTAATATTCCAAAACCAATCCTTGATGCTATTAAAGTATCTCTTGGTATTACAGGAAGTATTCCAGGTGTTTCAGCAAGCACTCAATATGCCACAGTTTTTAAACTTGGTGAAGGTGCTGGTGGAAGTCTAGGCAAAGTAAATCCTTCAGACATTAAACTGTTGGCTCCATTTGTCAACCAGATGAATGTTGACTCAACAAATATTAATCGATTAAGCAATGACATTCAAACAGGTGCCACAGCAACTCTTGTTTCTACAACGGCAAGTGCAAAAGCAAGTGCGTTTAACAGCGTTGAAAGCACGCTTCAGGATTGGAATTTCTCACCTACTCAGGCCCGTTTTATTAATGGAATTGTTCAGCAACTTGTAACTAAAGCCGGTGGTCAACTTATTGCACCTAATGCAATCCTTGAAGTTATTCGTGGCAATGCTTCAAGTAATCTAGGAAAAACACCAGCAGAAACTGCTGCAATAGACAAACGAATTGCAGCCGAATACGCAGCGGCTTTTCCAGGTCTTGCTGATTTTAATAAAAACCCCAACGCTCAACACATGACAGAAATTCAATATAACGATTATGGAAATAGAATACGAGACACTGCTACTCAATACGGGGTTCCAGCAAGTTTCTTGAATCAAAAAGAAATTGGTACCCTTCTTAACGGGCACGTTAGCGCTAACGAATTTCAGCAGCGTGTAGTTGATATTTATAATGTTGTGCAGAACGCCGACCAGAACGTACGCAACACATTGGCAAACCAATACGGTATTAGTTCGTCTAACCTATTGACTTACATGGCGGACCCGACCAAGGCTTTACCTATGATGCAACGTCAAATCGCTTCAGCAGAAATTGGCGATTACGCATCCCGTGTTGGGCTTAGTGGCCTAGGAGAATCAGGACAAAACCAATTGGCTGAAATGGCTAAGTTGGCTGCTACCGCTGGTGGCAACAACCTGGGTATTGGCGTAGGTCAAATTGAAAACTCATTGCTTACGGCTTCTCGTGACGTATCCCTTACTAAGGCTACCCCTGGTGCTGCTCCAGCCACTGTTGACACCAATACCCTTATTGGTTCTCAGATTGCTGGATTTGGAGGAACTAACCAAGTTGCCGCTCAAACTGAAGTGGCCCGTGCTGAATCTGCCAAGGCTGCCCCCTTTGAAAAAGGCGGCGGATATGACGCTTCCAACAAGGGAGTGACAGGAATTGGCTCTGCAAGAACGTAACATTTAAACCAATAATGGTACAATGTTTCTAGGTAGTTGGCCCTATGTGGCCGTAGGTGCGCTAACTATCGAACCCGCTTAGGAGGGCATGACCTAAGTGCGTAAACAAATGCTGAAAATTATCCGCTTTATTAACCTCTGGTAAAGTGCGTACCCGCAAGGAGCGATTAGCATGGCAGAATTTGAAGATTATGAAGATGAGCAAGAAGTTGAGCGTCAACCGCTAGACCCGAATATTCGGAAGCAGTTGCGTGAAGCAGAAAAGGCTCGTAAGGAATTAGATGGTCTTAAGGCTGAACTAGAAACGCAAAAGCGTGAAGTCCAGTTTTCAAAGGCAGGAATTCCAGATTCAGGTATTGGTTCGTTGTTCCGTAAGGCTTATGACGGTGAAACTTCTCAGGAAGCAATCCGAGCAGCAGCCGAGGAATATGGAATTCTACAATCTGAATCTACTGAAAATTATTCAAACGATGCAGAATTAGATGCTCTACGCAGGACGCAAGGTGCAACCGTTGGAAACTCTGGCGCAATGCCGGACCCACAACAGATGTACCTAGAAGCCCTTGCCTCAGCATCTACTCCTGAAGAAGTTATGCGAATCGTTGAAGGAGACTCAGGTAAGAAACTGGGTGTCTACTCCTCTCGTGGTGCGTTCTAAGCCTAAAAACTTAAACAACTAAAGAAAAGGAGTCAACCAAAATGGCTGACGCATTTACAGGGTCCAGTACCCTAGACTTTTCAAAGGCCGCTTATGACCGTATGGCGTACTTCGCTCTACGTCCTGAGTTGTACTTTGACGCTGCCGCTGACATCCAGCCTACTCACCAGAGTATGCCAGGTGCTTCTGTAGCATTTACCATCGTTAACGACCTGCCAATCCAGGCATCTGCTTTGACTGAAACAACCGACGTTTCGACTGTCGCTCTTTCAGACTCACAGGTAACCTTGACACTTGCAGAATACGGTAACGCTGTACTTACCACTGCCAAGTTGCGTGGCACATCATACGTAGACATTGACCCAATCGTAGCCAACGTAGTTGGATACAACGCTGGTGTTTCAATTGACACAATTGCACGTGCAGCACTTGACCAGGGTACAAACATTCAGTACGCATCGGGACTTGGAGCAACAACTCTACAGTCTGCAATCACAACACGTGCTGGAGTAACAGCAGGCGCAACATTGTCATCACTTGACATTCGTGTTGCTCGTGCTCGTCTCCGTTCACAGAACGTACCAACATTCGGCGGCATGTACGTCGGATACATCCACCCAGACCTCGTGGCTGACCTTCAGGGAGAATCTATCTCTGGCAGCAACGTACAGGGATGGCGTGCACCACACGTATACGCACAGCCTGGAGAAATCTGGACTGGTGAACTCGGTGCTTACGAAGGTGTCCGTTGGATTGAAACACCACGTGCTCCTGTATTCCAGGGTGCCGGTGCTTCAAGCACTAACGTTTACGGAACAATGATTCTTGGTCGTCAGGCTCTTGCTAAGACGTACTCAACGCTAGATGGCAATGGTGCCTTCCCACA